GAATTAGACTTTTTTGAATACCCCAAGTTAGCCGTTCAAAAGGCTGTAGCAAGTCATCCTGATGTTTTGGCTGCCAAGCAAGCTGCTATGCAAATGCGTCAATTACAGACGCAAGCAGCACTGGCCAAGAAGCATCCGGACTTTGCTAATGTGGTTCAAGACCCTGAGTTTGCAGCATGGGTTAAATCCTCTCCGATGCGCGTGAACATGTACGCACTGGCTGATGCACAGTACGACTTTAACGCTGCTGATGAGTTGATTTCTACCTTCAAGGCTATCAAAGGCACTCGTACTAACGAAGCGGTTACGGCTGCTAAGGAAGTTCGACAGACCGAGATGAAAGCCGCTGCTGTCGATGTTGGTGGAACCGGGGAGTCTTCTAAGAAAGTTTATCGCCGTGCCGACCTTATCCGGCTACGCATGACAGACCCTGCGCGATACGAAGCCTTACAACCTGAAATCATGGCTGCGTACACTGAAGGCAGGGTTAAATAATAACTTTGTTTTAGGAGAATCAAATGCCTTTAGGTACTAATAACGTTACCGTTACCACCGCTGCTACCTTCATTCCGGAGGTATGGAGTGATGAGATCGTTGCTGCTTACAAGAAGTCTCTTGTTGCCGCTAACCTGATCAAGAAGATGAACTTCAAGGGCAAGAAGGGTGACACCGTTCACATTCCCGCCCCCACCCGTGGTGATGCTTCGGCTAAGGCCGCTGGCAGCCAAGTGACCCTGATCGCCGCTACCGAAGGCGAGAAGACGGTTGCTATCGACCAACACTGGGAATACTCGCGTCTGATCGAAGACATCGTGGAAGCCCAAGCCCTGTCGTCGCTGCGTCAGTTCTACACGGACGACGCTGGCTACGCTCTGGGCCGTCAAGTGGACACGACCCTGATCCGTCTGGGCCGCAAGGTTCAAGGCGGTGGCGGTACGGCTGCTTACAGCGGTGCTTTCTCTGGTGCTGACGGCACGACGGCTTATGTGGCCGGTTCCAACACGGGTTCTGGCGCTCTGACCGACGCCGCTATCCGTCGTTCGATCCAGCGTCTGGACGACCAGGATGTGCCGATGGACGGTCGTTTCCTGATCGTTCCCCCGTCTACCCGCAACACCCTGATGGGTATCAACCGTTTCACCGAGCAGGCTTTCGTGGGTGAAGTGGGCGGTGCTAACACCATCCGTAACGGCGAAATCGGCAACGTGTACGGCATCCCCGTGTTCGTGACCTCTAACGCTGACACGACCTCTGGCACGACGGCTACCCGTATCTGCTTGCTGGCTCACAAGGACTTCGCTGTTCTGGTTGAGCAGATGGGTGTTCGTACCCAGACCCAGTACAAGCAAGAGTACCTCGGTACGCTGTTCACGGCTGACGTTCTGTTCGGCTGCGACGAACTGCGCGACGGCGCTGCTGTTGCTCTGGCTGTTCCGGCCTAAGTAAACAACTAGGGAGGACTCCTACGGGGGTCTTCCCTTTTTGTCATTGGAGAATTGAATGAAATTCATGTGCAAATATTCTGGCTCAGTTTACTCGTTTGAGTTTGAGCACGACATCAAGGCAATGCTGACGCATCCTGATTATGTTAAAGTAGACGAAGAAGAAGTCAAAGAAGAAGAGCCTGCACCGAAGCGTGGTCGTCCTGCTAAGAAAGACGAAGAATGAGACAAGTATCCGTAGGTAACAACCTAACAGCCGCGACAAAGACCACTGTTTACACTGTTCCTACGGGTTATTATGCTCTGTGGAACTTGTGTTATATAGTGAACCACACGGGCAACAATAAAACTATAGATGTGTACTGGTACGATAAGAGCACCACTACCGAGATTAAAGTATTAGATGGATATTTGTTAAGCCCTACAAATTTCTTGAAGTTTGATGGCGGGGCTTACATTGTATTAGAAGAAGGCGACGAAGTTAGAGTAGAGTCGGAAGCGGCTTCTAGCATGAGCACGATCAACACCTTTGAAGTCATAAGGAAAGCATAATGGCTACACAGAATTTTTCTGGTCTTTTTAGCAGCGGAGATGATTTAGCTAAAGAAGCCCAAGCTGTTTTAAATGCCAGCGGAAAAGCGTTTGATCCTCGCTTCATTGACTCTATTGTTGGCACGTTTACCAAGAACGGTGTTATTTACAACGTATTGGGCGACGGATCAATCCAAGGTATTATTGAGACACCTACTGGCGCATACTTAGCTGGTGGATTTACGCCTACTGGACAGCAAGCCACGGAGCAGTTAAGCACACAATTTGAGGAGACTGACTTAGATCGTGCATTGGGTGTTTTAGCCAATGCTGCCATTGCTGCTGGTACTGGTTTTGCTCTCGGCCCTGCGGGTGTTGGTGCTTTAGGTGTTCCTGGCGCCGCTGCTGCTGGAGCCGGTCTTACAAACTTTGTTAACACAGCCGATCTTGAGTCTGCGCTAAAAGCAGCTGCTTTAGGCGGTGCAACTGCTTTCGGTATTGAGCAGTTATTCCCTACAGATGCCTTAAAAGCCGCAAGAACTGCCACAGACTTAGCAACTAGTGGTAATTCAATCGACAGTATTACACAAACTCTAGTTAATCAAGGTGTAAGCCCCGCAACTGCCAGGACGATTGCTGCTGAAGCACTTGCAGGCTCTTCTGCATCGCAAATCGCATCTGATTTTGCTGGACAAGTAACGTTGAACGCTGCGTCTACTGCCGCACCCACAGCAACTAGCGTATCTCCTGATTTAGTAAATATTTTAGGAACTAAATTTAATCCTGCAACTGGGCTTTTCTCAACCGGTGCAGGATCGTTATTAGGCGCAGGAGTAGGAAGTACTGTAGGAATTGCTCCTTCTATTCAGCCTGCCACCTTACCACAGGTTCAGGTTACTGGTCAAACTTTACAACCTGAAACTTCCACTATAACAACCCCAGAAGTGCTTGGAGCAACTCTTCCTATTGTTAACACTCAACAAGCAGTCGTTGAAGGAACTAAAGTAACAAAACAGCCTTCAGAAAGCACTACTGCGGCGGTTACAGGAGCAATTGTTCCAGGCATCCAACCGGCTGTTCCATCAGCAGCTGAGCAGGTACAGGTAACAGAAAAGAAAGCAACAACCCCCTCTGAAGAGTCAGTTGCAGCCACTCTTGGAACAATCATTCCATCAATTACTGCCGCTATTCCTTCAGCAGCCGAGCAAGTGCAAGTAACAGGCAAAAAAGAAACACCGCCTGACATTACAATTCCTGCACTGTCTGCTGCATTACCGGCCATTCCTGCTGCTGTTAAAGCAACACTGCCTGAGCCAGTAAAGCCACCAGCAAAGAAAGAAGATAGTTTATTTACACCCTCTGACATTCTTAAGCTGTTGACCTTGCTTGGTGGAACTGCCGCAGTTAGCGGAGCAGGCACAGGAACAGTCCCAGTTGGAAGTGTTCCTCCTTCAGATACGATGCTTGGAAGCACTACTCCGCAGTTTGGCCCGGACTACTATGCTGCGGTACAACGATACTACAATGCCTATATGCCTGAAACGCCACGCAACGTAGCAGGCCCGTTACAACAATGGTACGAAAATAAATACGGAGCTTAAATGGCAACGATCATCACCAAGAACAGTAGCACAGCCTCTTCTGTACCTTCTGCGGGTTCATTGCAGCAGGGTGAGTTGGCTGTCAACGTAACTGACAAGAAACTCTATACCAAAGACAGTAGTGCAACTGTTGTCAAGCTGGTGGGTTCCTTGGGTAACCAAGAAGCCAATGCTGTTGCTATTACTGGTGGTACTGTCGCTGGTGTGGCTCAGACGGGTGGAACCATCAACAACACCGTTATTGGTGGAACCACGCCTGCTGCTGGTACCTTTACCAACTTAACGGCTAGTGTTGGCCTTTCTGGCACCTTGACCGGTAACGTCACTGGTAATGTGACTGGTAATGTCACCGGCAACGTGACCGGTAACGTCACCGGTAACTTGACCGGAAACGTCACGGCTTCTAGCGGTTCTTCCTCGTTCAACAACGTCACCATCAACGGTACGCTGGACATGAACGCAGGTACGGCTGGTACGATTACTGGCCTTCCTACACCTACCAACTCCAGTGACGCTGCTCCCAAGAGCTACGTTGACACGGCTATCGCCAATGTGATCGACTCTGCTCCGGCTGCTCTGGATACTCTTAATGAGTTAGCTGCTGCTCTGGGCGATGATGCTAACTTTGCTACCACGGTAACGAACTCTATCGCTACCAAGGTTAGCAAGGCTGGCGACAGCATGACTGGTGCCTTAGCTATGGGCACTAACAAGATCACTGGTCTTGGTACGCCTACGGCTGGCACTGATGCTTCTACCAAGGACTATGTTGACACGCAGCGCGACACTCGTCTAGCCTTGGCTGGCGGTACGATGACGGGTAACATCGTCATGGGTGCCAACAAGGTTACCAGCACTGCTACGCCTACGGCTGACGATGACCTGACCCGCAAGGGCTATGTTGATAGCATCCTGGGTTCCGCTACGTCTGCGGCTGCTTCTGCCTCTGCTGCGGCTACCTCGGCCACCAACGCTGCTAACAGCGCAACCAGTGCTGCCAACAGTGCTACGGCTGCTGCTGCAAGCTATGACAGCTTTGATGACCGCTATCTAGGCTCCAAGACCTCTGATCCTACGCTTGACAACGACGGTGCTGCTCTGCTGACAGGTGCGCTGTACTTCAATAGCACCGCAGGTGAGATGCGTGTCTATAACGGCACGGCATGGGTGGCCGCTTATCTGCCATCAGCTAGTTACGTTGATGTGTCCACGAACCAGACGGTTGGCGGCGTCAAGACGTTCAGCAGCAACCCGATTTTGTCCGGAGGCACCGCCAACGGAGTGGCCTTCCTCGATGGGTCAAAGGTGCTGACCACGGGGAGTGCGCTGACTTGGAATGGCTCAAATTTATTTTCAACTGGAAGCATTACCTTAGATACCAATTTGGGCATCTTCTTTTCTGGCTTGGGCGCAACAACTGCTGGGGTGTATGGCCGGGCTAGTGGGGCTGAAGTTGCATTTAATGCAAACAACTCCGAACAAATGCGCCTGACCTCTACCGGGTTGGGCATTGGGACGAGTTCGCCTGCGTATAAGTTGCAAATTACAGGTGGTGGTGAAAACGGAACTCAGGTAGGTATATTTTCAAGCGGCAATCCCACTCGCGGTTTAACTATCGGTCTTTCAGCAAATAGTAGCGTTAATGACGCATATGTAAATTACAACGCCACTATTGGAACTTATGGTGGACATCGTTGGCTTCAAAACGGAAGTCAACAAATGTTGCTTGATGGCTCCGGCAACCTCGGTCTGGGGGTGACGCCGAGTGCTTGGAATAGCAGTCAATGGAGTGTTTTTGAGGGTGCTTATGGCGGTGCTTTGGCTTTTTACAAAGCCTCGAATGTCCCTGTCACTGTTTTAACTTCAAACGCATTTTACGATAGTAGTTGGAAATACAAAACAACTGACCCCGCCCTCCAATATGAAATGGATGGCAATGTAGGTATTCACAAGTGGTACACCGCCCCCTCCGGCACCGCAGGAAACACCATCAGTTTCACGCAGGCGATGGACTTGGCGAACAGCAGTGGCGCGTCAACGCTGACAGTAAATTCCGCAATTAATACCGCTTCTGCGGTGCGGCTTACAACTAATGGCGGTCTTACTGCCGGGATGTTCCTTGCTGCGCCAGCAGCGGATCACTCGCTTGGGTTCCAAACCGCAGGCTCCGAACGCGCACGGATTACGTCGGGTGGTAACCTCCTCGTAGGCACCACCACTGATCCCGGCGGTTCAGGCAAGGTAGTAGACTCTAACGGCAACGTTCGTGCTATTCCTCAGTCGGGTTCTGCTAAGACTACTTCTTACACGCTTGCTACTGGAGATGTTGGTGAGTACATCCAAGTCGGTTCTGGCGGCAGTATCACGATTCCTGATGCTACATTTGCTTCTGGTGATGTGGTTTCAGTTTTCAACAATACTTCTGGCACCATCACGATCACTTGCTCGATCACCACAGCCTACATCGCGGGTACGGACTCCGACAAGGCTACGATGACTCTTGCAAGTCGTGGTGTGGCTACTATTCTATTCATTAGCGGCACTGTCTGTGTCGTTTCAGGGAATGTTACATGAGTGGATCACAACAACTGATTCTTGGTGAAGGTGCCGGTGGAGGAGCAGCCAACTACATCGAGGACGTGTTCTCGACGTGGCTCTACACCGGCAACGGCTCTACGCAGACCATCACCAACGGAATCAATTTAGCAAGCAATAACGGGTTGATTTGGATTAAGAGCCGAAATAACTCCACGTTTGCCAATTCGCCAAACGTGCTGACTGATTCGGTTACTGGATTTTCTAAATACCTAATAAGTTCGCAGACTTCGCAACAGCAAAATTGGGCTACCGATGCACCGGTGCCAAAATCATATGGGTTTGATTTGCCAATAAACGGCATGGTGCCGTATACGAATTACTTGACGGGCAGCACCTACGCCTCATGGACATTCCGCAAGCAGCCGAAGTTCTTTGATGTGGTGACGTATACGGGGGATGGAAACTCCAGTAGAACCGTGTCACACAACTTAGGTAGTGTGCCGGGGTGCATTATTGTAAAAACGGTAAGTGGTGCTAACGATTGGGTTGTATCGCACCGCAGTCTTGTTGACCAAATCGGTTACTTGAATCAAACGTGGGAGTTTGGCGCCAGCGCACATTTAAAAAACAGCCTGTGGACATCTACCACATTCACACCCGGAAATGCGGCGGCAACAAATCAAAACGGAGTCACCTACGTTGCCTACCTCTTCGCCCACGACGCAGGAGGCTTTGGCCTGACGGGTACGGACAATGTGATTTCGTGTGGGTCGTTTACTGGGACTGGTTCAACGGTAACGGTAAATCTTGGCTATGAACCGCAATGGGTACTAATAAAAAGAACAGATGACACAGGAGACTGGTTTATCAATGACACCATGCGCGGATGGACTGCTAATGGAACCAATGCCTACTTACGTCCAAACACATCTGGCGCCGAGTCTGCGGGAGTTACAGGCGCGCCCGCATTAACAGCCACGGGGTTTACTTGGAACCCGGCAAACGGCGCAACATTCATCTACATCGCCATCCGTCGCGGCCCGATGAAAACTCCGACGACGGGGACGAGTGTGTATGAGAATGTCGCATACACGGGCAACGCAACGGCGAATCGTCAGATCGGCACGTCTGTTTTGATGGACTTGATGCTGCTTAACAATAGAGATGCAACAGCACAGAGTTGGTCAACATACGGGCAGATGTTTTTTGATCGCCTGCGTGGGGACGATGTTTTGCTTGCAACAGCAAGCACAAGCGCAGAAAGCACTGGGTGGCAAACCTATTTTGATTCTGATATGAATGTTGGGTGGGACACTAGTACAACTACCTCGCAAGATTATCTGAACAAGTCGGGAGCAACTTTTGTATCACACATATTCCGCCGCGCCCCCGGCTTCTTTGATGTGGTTTGCTATACGGGGGATGACGGGAGTAATCGTGCCTTGTCGCACAACCTTGCAGCAGTTCCAGAGCTTGCAATATTTAAACGCAGAAGTGGCGTTGGAGACTGGTTGGTTTGGACAACATCCCAGTCTGGCAAAGGCGCTCTTCTAAATACTACAGATACATTTTTTACGAACGCAAACGTTGCTGGTTCTTCAACTTGGACATCTTCAACGATTTACATCAAAAACCCCGGTTTTGACGGCACTGCAACAAACGGCTCTGGTTCAACCTACGTCGCATACCTCTTCGCCTCCTGCCCCGGCGTGAGCAAGGTCGGCTCATACACCGGCGACGGTACGGTTGATCGCGTGATTGATTGCGGCTTCACCTCTGGTGCAAGATTTATCTTGCTAAAGAAAACGAGCACGACATCTGGTTGGTACGTGTACGACACCGCAAGAGGCATTTCTACTAGTGGAGAAAGTTCTCTTCTTCTAAACACAACAGCAGCCGAGAGCGGGGTGGCTGATGTAATTGATCCCGCTTCGTCTGGATTCTCTGTTGGAACATCGGGAAGTGACTTTTTCAATGAGTCTGGGGTGAGCTACATCTTCCTCGCCATCGCATAAGGAGCAATCATGGAAATCAGAATCAGGGCCACGGGCCAAGTGCTTCTTGATCACGAGTGGATCAAGTGGGTGGCTAAGACTTACGGTAAATCTGTTGGGCCTTTAACCACCGGCGCCATTGAGATGTTCGACTCTGATCCCATCTTTGAAGGCCCACAGGCCACGGGCGGGACAGTTTATCAATACTCGATGCGTCAAGGCGTAGAGCAGCAATCAGACGGTAAGTGGTACACTAAGTACGTCCTTGGCCCGATCTTCGTAGATACCACGGACGAGGATGGAAAGGTCACGACTGCTGCCGAGCATGAAACAGCCTACAAAGCAATGAAGGATGCTGAGCAAGGTAAAGCCGTGCGAGAAAGCCGTAATCGTCGTTTGTCTGAAACCGACTGGACTCAATTGGCAGACGCACCTGTGGACAAGGCTGTTTGGGCAGCTTATCGCCAAGAACTACGCGATGTTCCAACACAGGTTGGTTTTCCTTGGACAATCAACTGGCCTGCTCAACCAGAGTAACTTGTTCTTCAAGAAAGGGACTTTATGAACATCGTTATCAATCAAATGGATCGAGAGGCCGCAGACGGCTTTGTTACAGTAGTTCATTGGACTGTTACCAAGACATCTGGTGAATTCGCTGCTTCTCAGTACGGCACTGAGTCGTTCACAGAGGAAGGATCTTTCAAGCCTTTCGATGAACTGACTGAGGCTGACGTACAAGGCTGGCTAATGGATCGCTGGGGTGCTGACGGAGTAGCTGCTAAAGAAGCTGCTCTGGACAAGCAACTGCAAGACATGGCCAACCCTCCTGTGGTGTCGGGACTGCCCTGGTAACTTAAGGAGATGTTGTGATTGATCCAGTGACAGCCTTCGGAGTAGCTGTTACGGCATTCAATACCGTACAGAAGCTGGTGAAGGCTGGCAAAGAAATAGAAAGTGTGGCGGGACAGCTTGGTAAATGGTACTCGGCTGTCCAATCTTTTAACGAAAGTGCTGCCAAAAAAGAACAAGACCTCAAGAAAGGCAAGTTTCTTGGTAAAGGATCAATTGAGCAGGAAGCATTAGACATCGTAATGCACCGTGAGCGACTAAAGAAGATGGAGTATGAACTCTATATTCTTATCGCTGGTGTGTACGGACAGGAAGCCTATCAGTCAATGATGGCTGAACGTACTAAGATCAAAAGACAGCGAGAGCAAGCAGCAAAGATTGCAAAACGTCGGAAACAAGAGATGATTGCCAACGGTTTGTATTTGTTTGCTATTGCTTTCCTTCTTGTGCTCTGTTACCACATGTACGAATACTTAGCGAGGAACCTATGATGAAGAAGCCCAGTAAAGTTGAGAAAGTTATGAAAGAGTACAAGGAAGGTACTCTTCACAGTGGCAAGAAAGGCCCCGTTGTCAAGAGCCGTAAGCAGGCTGTAGCGATTGCCTTGTCAGAGGCTGGGATGTCTAAGAAGAAGGCTAAGAAGTAACATGGATGCAGGCTTCAACGAGGACTTGAAACGAATAGAGACAAAAGTAGACAAACTAACTGATGCCGTTACTCGTCTGATCCTCGTTGAAGAGCGTCAGACTGCTCAAGGTGTTCGGATTGACGACCTTGAGGAAAAGACAGAAGAACTTGATAAGAGCATTACTAGAGTAGATCGTAAGGTTGAACGGTGGGTAAACATGGGCATGGGTGCTTGGGCTGTCGTAGCTACATTGTTTATGATCTTCCAGTTTGTTGTAAAAGCACAACACTAGTGCAGACACCTATTGACAAGTCTAAGAGAATCGTCTATAATGATTACTTATAAAGACACCAAGGAAAACTAATGGCAACAACTTATTTACAACTTGTTAACAATGTCCTTATAAGACTTAGGGAAACAGAAGTTTCATCTGTTGGTGATACTCCTTACAGTTCTTTGATTGGTGTCTTAATCAATGACGCAAAGCGTGAAATTGAAGACGCCTACTCATGGAATGCTTTAAGTCAAACGATTGTCGTACCTACTGTCTCTGGACAACAGGCATACACATTGACAGGTTCTGGTCAACGGTTTAAGGTTGACATGGTTATGAACGAGACTGAAGATGTCCCGATGTATCAGGTGTCTCCTGACTGGTTGGATACACAGTATTATCTCGCTGATGTCCAGAATGCTGCTCCGATCTACTATGCCTTTGACGGTGTAAGTAACGACGACAATGTTGTCCGTGTCTGGCCACAGCCTGATGCGGTCTATTCCCTCCGGTTTAATCTGAATATTCCTCAGACTGACCTGTCTGCCAACGGTGACTTGATTAAAGTCCCTCCTCACTTGGTTCAGATGTTAGCATACGCTAACGCTGTTGCTGAACGAGGTGAAGACGGTGGACAGTCTTTCAGTGAATTATATCAGAAGTATCGTCTTGCACTGTCAGACGCTATTGCTCTTGAAGCTAACCGGTACGATGAACAAGTAACCTGGACGAGTGTATAATGGTAGCAAAGCTGTTAACCACTTCTATCGCTGCTCCGGGTTTCTACGGCCTTAATACGCAGGACTCGGTGGTTTCACTTGAATCAGGCTTTGCTACTGTTGCTACGAATTGTGTGATTGACAAGTTTGGTCGTATCGGTGCTCGTAAAGGCTGGAGTCCTACTCATACGACCAACACTGACTTAGGCTCAAATGCTGTCAAGGCTATCGGTGAGTTGATTGCTGCTGACGGTACTTCGTACACGATTGCTGCCGGTAACAACAAGCTGTTCAGGCTTAACGGTGGTACGCTGACGATGCTGACCTACGGTGGCGGAGGAACTGCTCCGACGATCACTGACAGCAATTGGCAGATGGCTGCTCTGAACGGTATCCTGTACATGTACCAGTCTGGACACGATCCTCTGATCTTTGATCCTGCTGTGTCTAACTCAACTTACCGCAGGGTGTCAGAGAAGACTGGATATGTTGGAACTGTAACCCACAACAACTGCGTAATCAGTGCTTATGGTCGTACATGGTCAGCCAATAACACATCTAGTAAGACAGTTATTCAGTTCTCTGATCTCCTTGCTGGTTTCGTGTTATCGACAGGCACTGCTGGAACGCTGGATATTGCAGAAATATGGCCTGCTGGTGCCGACGAAATCATTGCTCTAGCAGCCCACAACGGCTTCCTGATCGTCTTTGGTCGTAGACAGATTCTGATCTACGCTAACGCTCAAGACCCTGCTGGTCTACAGTTACAAGACACGATCACAGGTGTGGGGTGCTTTGCGCGAGACTCTGTGGTAGCCACTGGCTCAGATGTGTACTTCCTGTCTGATAGCGGTGTCAAGTCACTGTCACGGGTGATCCAGGAGAAGTCTTCGCCGATGCGCGACATCAGCGCAAATGTGCGTGACGATGTTGTCGCTGCGATGGCTCTGGAGACTGCCGCAGGCATCAAGGCAACACACTCAGACAAGGAAGGTTTCTACCTAATTACTTTCCCTGTCACCGGAGTAACCTACTGCTTTGACCTTCGGATGTTGTTACCTAACGGTGCAAGCAGGGCTACGACGTGGGATGGAAATGTACCAACAGCCTTCTGCTACAAACAGAACAAAGACCTTCTGTTAGGTAAGCCAGGATATGTCGGTAAGTACGATACTTATCGTGATAATGTTGATACTTATGTAATGAGATACTACACCAACTACTTTGACTTCGGTGTGCCCACGGCACTGAAGATTATGAAGAAGGTTGGAATCACAACTATCGGTGGACAGGGTTATCCTGTGGTACTGAAGTTCGGTTATGACTATAGCGACATTCTGAACAGCCGTCAGTTCAACCTGTCAAACGCTGCTGTTGCAGAATACAACATTGCCGAGTACAATATCGGTGAATACGGTGGATCAGCTTTCGACAACAAGGTAATCAACATTGGTGGTGCCGGTAAGGTTATTCAACTAGGTTTTGAAACCACTGTGAATACTCGACCAGTGTCTATCCAAAAGATTGATGTCTTTACCAAAGTAGGAAAAACGAGGTAACTAAGTGTCTAATTATACCAAAACTACTAACTTTGCTATTAAAGACGGTCTTGTGTCGGGCAATCCTTCCAAGATCATCAAGGGCACGGAAATCGACACAGAGTACAATAACATTGCCTCTGCCGTTTCTTCTAAGCCTGACGCTAACAATGGAACGCATACGGGAACCACAACGATGGCTAATCTAACATTGTCTGGTACATTCTCTGGTACCATTGATGGAGGTACCTACTAATGGCTACGGATTTCTCTTTGCTTGGTGGTACTCAGATAAGTAATATTCCTGCTGCTCTTCAGAAAGGATTTACTGATGCTGGCGGTGCTCCTGCCTCTGGTCTTAATCTTTCCGGACTACTGACCGGATTGCTAGGAACCGCCGGTAATGTGTACAATCTAAATCAGCTTTCTTCTGCACAGCAGCAAGCTGGTCAGATGGCTCAACAGCAGGCACAGTTCCGCCCTGTTGGCGTTACCACCCGCTTTGGTCGTAGTGGCTTCCAGTATGGCCCTGATGGTCGTCTGACGGGTGCTGGCTACCAAGTGGCTCCTGATGTAGCCGCTATGCGTGAGGCTCTGCTGGGTATCTCCGGCGGAGCACTGCAACAGGCACAGCAGCAGCAAGCCATGCAGAACCAAGTCAACCAAGCTGCTCAAGGTTTGTTTGGCTTAGGACAGCAGTATGTTGCTGAGTCTCCGCAGGCTGCTGCACAGCGGTTTATGGCACAGCAGCAAGAACTGTTAGCTCCTCAAGATGAGCGTGCTCTGGCACAGTTGCAGACGCAACAGTTCCGTAGGGGCACTGGCGGCCTTGCGATGGGTGCCACTGGCGCTACTCCGATGGGTGCTCCTGGTCTGCGTGCTGCTAATCCGGCTATGGAAGCCTTCTACAATGCACAGCAACAGCGTAATGCTCAGTTGGCTGCACAGGCACAGCAGGAAGGACAGCGACAAGTTACTTTTGGTCAAGGCTTGCTTGGTGGTGCTCTGAATCTCCAGCAGGGTGGCTATGAAGCACAGCAACGAGCACTGGCTCCGTTTAGCTCAGGTTTTGGCCTATCTACTGGTGTTGAACAAGCCGGTATGCAGCCTCTGACAACAGGCGCTCAATTGGGTGCTGGTAATGCCGCTGCTGCGGAAGCTCTGTTGAGGAGTTACTCTAACGCTGCGTTGACCGACCTACAGCGTGGAACTGCCGTGGTTGGTGGTGTCCAAAATGCTAATATCGTTGGAGCTTTGGCCGATCCTGTTTCTAAGTTAATCGGTAAACTCTTTGGAGGCTAATAATGGCTGATGGAATGATGAGTAATCCTTTTCTTGGTTTACTGAACCAAGGTCTTAGCCCCGAGCAAGCACAGGCTGAAGTTGATCGTCAGCGTGCTCTCCAGTTCGCCAGTCTTAATCCTCAGGCCCAGGCGGCTGCTGGCATCTACCAAGGCATCACCGGCATTGGCCGTGCTTTGGGTTCTCGTGATCCCATGCTTGCACAGGCTTCACAGTTGCGCCAGTTGGCCAGTCAGTTTGAGACAGGGACAT